GGAGTGGATCGAGGCGCAGGCAAAGGCCGGCCGCGCGCCGTTCACCGGCTGGACCACCGACCCCGGCCGGGTCCGCGCCGGCGACCTCGTGACGCTATTCAGTCCCGGCCAGCATGTCGGCATGGTGCTCGAGCCTGGCTCGAATCCTGTAACCGAGGAGGGGAATTCGCAGGATACGAGCGCACGTCGGCAGCGGAACCGCTCGGACGTGGTGGGCTACGCGCTGGTTGCGTTTCCGTGATCGCTGCGGACCTGCCCGAGCGGATCGCTCGCCGGATCGAATCCAATGCAGACGGCTGCTGGCTCTGGACGGGTCAGACCAACAATCGCGGCTATGGGATTACGAGCTGGGATGGCCGGAAAACCTGCGCCCACCGCGTGGTCTATCGGCTGCTGGTGGGTCCTATCCCGGACGGGCTCGAGCTTGACCACCTATGCCGCGCCCGCCTCTGCCTGAATCCTGCACACCTTGAGCCCGTGACGCACCGCGTGAACGTGCGCCGCGGAGGGAACACCGTCAAGACAACCTGCCTACGTGGACACCCGTTCACGGCCGAGAATACGTACCGATGGCGCGGCGCCCGCTACTGCCGCACCTGCCGCTATCACGCCAACGTCCGTGCAGAAGAAAAGCTGAGGGGGACCCGATGACTGATGCGGACCTGTATCCGCGCCCGGATGCGCCCGATACCGAGCGGACCGATACCGCAGCGTTCGGCGGGGAGGCGGCCGCGGCGCTCGAGCTGGGCCGGGCCGAACAGCTCGAGCAGCTGCGCGCGGACGAGGACGCGCCGCAGACTCCCGAGAATCAGGGCGCGAACACGGATGATGAGACCCCGCCGCTCGAGCCGGACGAGTCCGGCGCTGCGTGACCACCCTGCCGGCGCCGCCGCAGCCGGTGCGCGATTGGGTGGCGATCATCCTGGCGATCGGGTTGGCGACCGCAATCAACCTGATCACGGCCGCGGCGCTGTGGGACGCAATCGAGAACGATGAGGGGCTGAGTGAGAACGCGACGCAGATTCTCACCACGGCGTTCGGCGGGATCGTGGGGGTCCTGGGCGGGTTCATCGGCTTCAAGGCGGGCGAGAGCTTCGGGCGGAAGGATTCAGCTGACCCGACCGACCCGGACGCGCCGCCGCGCTACCTGCCGAGCGGGTAGGAGGGGGGGGAGGGGTTAGACGGGGTATCACCCCCTGACGCAGGCGGAATGATGATTGCTGCACGACTCGCAAACACGGCTAAAGGACCTGTTTTTTGGGGTGGCCGGCCCGGCGACCCGTCCGCCCCCGCCCTGGTTTCCCCCCGCGCTGGGAGATGCATACCCCCGTACCCCTTAATGCACGATCCGCAAGTGAAGGCGGATGATGCGTCCGCACCATGAACCGCACTACCAGCGGACCCGGCGCCTGACGCTGGGCGCCGGCGTCCTGTGCGTCCACTGTGAGATTGAGCTTGCGACGGAGCTCGACCACTACCCGCCGCTGGCCATGCACAAGCACCGCGCCGGCACCGGCTGCTGCCGGCTGCTTCCGTCCTGCCGCGACTGCAATCAGGCCGGCGGCGCCGCGGTGCGCCGCGGCGAGTGGCGCCCCGGCGACCCGGAGCCGGCCGAGCGGGACGGGCTCGAGGCGACCGACGACCGCTGGCGCGTACCGTGGCTTGCACACCTGCTGGACGTGCCGGCGGACGCGACCTGGCCGCGGCTGATGACCGTCCCGCACCCGCGCGCCGTCGATTCCCTGGCGCCCGAGTTCGAGCTGCACGTTGCCGACCGCGCCGGCGTGCAGCTGCGCTGGTGGCAACGGCTGGCCGTCGCGCGGCTGCTCGAGGTCGATGAGGACGAGCGGCTGCTATGGGAGGCGGCGGTCCTGACGCTGGCGCGGCAGGTCGGAAAATCGCTGCTGCTGCGCGAGCTGTGCATGTGGCGGATCCATCAGGGCGATCGGTTCGGCGAACCGCAGGACATTCTGCACACCGGAAAGGACCTGGCCGTCTGCAAGGAGGTGCAGCGCGCCGCCCGGGTCTGGGCCAAATCACGCCGCGACCTTTACAAGGTGCGTGAGGTGAACGGCCAGGAGGAAATCGAGCTGCTGGACGACGGATCGCGCTGGATGCTGCGCGCCAAAGAGGCCGTCTACGGCTACGCCGTCAGCATGGGCGCCGCGGACGAGGCGTGGAAGGTGCGCGCCTCGAGCATCGAGGAAGGGCTGCTTCCGACGTTCGCGGAACGCAATCAGCCGCAGCTGCTCTTGATATCGACCGCGCACCGCATGGCCACGTCGCTGATGCTGGGCCGCCGGCAGGCGGCGCTAGGCGACCTTGAGACCGGCGCCGGGGACCTGCTGCTCGAGTGGTCGGCGCCGCGCGCCGCCGCCATCGATGACCAGGACGCCTGGCGGCAGGCCTCGCCGCATTGGACGCCGCACCGTCAGCAGCTGATCACCGGCCGGCTGCAGCTGGCCCGCGTCGGCGGCGATATCGAGGACCCGGACGAGCCGGACCCGGTGGAGGCGTTCCGCGCGCAATGGCTGAATCAGTGGCCGCAGCGCCAGATCCAGCCATCGGGCGACACGGAGGCGCTGCTGCCGGACGGGGTCTGGGCGCTGGCGCTCGAGCCGGGCGTCAACTCCACCGGCCCGGTATGGGTCGCCGTGGAGGACGACTACGGGCTCGCGGCCGCGGTCGCGGTCGCCGGCGTCACCGGGGACGGCCGGCTCGAGGTCGATGGCTGGCTGTGCGGCGACTGGGATTCGGCGATTGCCAGCGTGCAGGCGCTGGCGACGGTCCGCCCGATCCGATCGCTGCTGGTCGGCGCGTCCATGCTCGAGCGGGTCCCGGCGACCGTCACGCCGCGGCCGCAGCCGGCCGGGACGCGCGAGCTGCGGTCCGCGCTGCCGCTGTTTCGCGACCTGGCCGTGAACGGCGCGCTGGCGCACGATGAGGGAACGTCCGACGTGGACGAGGCGGTCGGACTGGCGCAGGTGAAGGAATCGCTGACGGGCCTGGTGCTGACGGCGCGCGGCCCTACGCACCTGGTCCGCGCGCTGGTGTGGGCGGTGCAAGCGGCGAACCGGCCAGTAAAATCACCCGCGATCCGGTAGCCTTGCAAGGTGCATGGGCGCTATGGGCTGGCTGACGCGAGCGATTAGGCCGCCATCGGAAATCCCGAATGGCAATGATCCCGCGACGGACGCGGCGCCCGGCACGGTCGGTCCGCCCGCCACGATGGCCGGTGATCCGAGCGGCTTTCAGCTGGTCGGCGCCCCGAATCCGTCGGTCCCGCCGCCGACGATCCTGGCTAGCGCGTGGTCGGGCTGGCCGGCCGACTGGTGGACGCCGTCCATGAACGGTCACGTCGGCTCGCTGACGGACACGGCCTGGACGTGCCTGGACCTGAATGCCAGCGTCCTTGCGTCGATGCCGCCCTACCTGGTCGGCGCCGCGGACGGGCTCGAGCAGTCCTGGCTGACGAACCCGGACCCGGACCTGTATACGTCCTGGGACGAGTTCGCAAAGCAGCTGTTCTGGGACTACCAGCTGGGGGAGGCGTTCGTCCTGTGCACGGCGCGGTACGCGACCGGCTGGCCGGCGCGGTTCCATGTCCTGCCCGGCTGGCTGGTGGAGGTGGACATGGACGCCGGCCGGCGCCGCTACCGGATCGGATCGCTCGAGGTCGATCCGGCCGACCTGCTCCACGTCCGCTACCAGTCCACCACCACCGACGCGCACGGCCATGGACCGCTCGAGGCTGGCGCCGGCCGCCTGGTCGCCGCGCAGGTCCTGAGCCGGTACGCGACCGGGATAGCGGCCGCCGGCGGCATCCCGTCGTCCATCCTGACCGTGGCTGAGGACCTGCGGCCGGAACAGACGGCCGAGCTGCAGGCGCAATGGATCGCCGCGCGGCAGGCGAATCTGGGCGCGCCCGCGGTGCTGTCGGGCGGCGTGGAGTGGAAAGCGACGCAGCTGAATCCGCGCGACATGGCCCTCGTGGAGCTGTCCGCGTGGAATGAGGCGCGGATCGCGGTGATGCTGGGCGTCCCG